TTCTTCTGGTACTTCATATACGATTGATTTATCTTCACTTTGAACTAAAGCTTTAAAGATTTCATCTTTATGATCATCAAAAGTCTTTCGTTGGAATTTGGTTTCACCGAAAGTATACCAAGCACCTTTACGGGTTACTACCCCAACAGCTTCTGCTGCATCCAGAACGCCAGAATACCAATCCATACCAGTTTCGTAAGGCACCTCTACAATGCATTTTTGGAAAGGTTTTGTTAACCTAGTTTTTTCACCATATACTTGTAAATGTATACCTTCATATTTGTTAGTATTCCTATCCTTGAGTAGACGATTAGTTACTAGAAGGATTTGCGTAAATGCGAATCTGAGCTTTGGTGTAATAACCCAAGGGTTTTGCTTATTCGTGTAACCATCCTGATTAGCGTAAGGCTGTTTAGATGCAAGCCCTGCCATCGGAAGCCCTGATACATTATGCATCACCATAGAGAGTAACTCTGATAGTTCTTTAGCCTTAAGGCCCATATCTTTATGCGTCTCGCCCTTTTCATCCTTTTCAGCTTGAGCTACAGTCCTCAATTCATCAAGGGAATCAATCGTTAAAAGGAATGGAATCTGCTCTTCTTTTGGTGCAGACTTGTAAAGTTTAAAGAAATCGGCAAGTATTTTCTTGGTGTCTGCAATTGTTGAAACTCCCTTGTAATTTATTAAGGGGCTGTCAGTGTCAATGCCTAATTTCTGCAAATAAACAGAATCTAATGCATTTTCACTATCAATGGCTAGTACGCCATATCCTTTATCCTGAGCTTTTTTAATCGCGTTAGCGATAAGGAAGCTTTTACCCGCATTGGAGGGGCCTGCTATCATAGTCAACCTCCCCTGAGGATAACCTAAATTATATCCACCAGATATAATCTTATTAATAACAGCACTACCACTGTCAAAGAAAAAAGTGGGGGGGACTGATTCGTTACTTACACCGTCCATTTTCTCTGCATTTTTATCAAATTTATCTAGAAAAGATAGCTTACTCATTTATCATACTCCAAGGGGCGGGATATCCCGCCCCTTATTATGGTTGAAATTATCGTCCTAGGATTCCTTTGATGATATCTTCATCATCATCGTCATCATCAAGTTCCGCAACGGCCACATCTTCATCATCCTCGTCGGGTTCAAAGGGTGGCAACTCTTCGCGATCCACTGCGACATTAACTTCTTCCACTTCCGGCTTAGCCTCTTCTTTCACTGGTTCCGGCTTTGGCACTGGCTTAGTGGTTTCATCATCATCATCCGAACTATCATTAAACTGTGCCAGATCAAGCTCAACATCGCCATCATGAGCATCAAGGAAATGCTGCAACTTCTCAAGTGATGGGCGGGGAGGAATAAGTTCCGAATACTTTTTGAGTGATTCGTCGATGAGTTTAACCTGTTCATCGTTTAAGTCTGATGGGTTACGCTCAAAGTATGAAAAACTCCATTGCGCCTTACCGCCGCCATTATCAACACTTTTCAGTATAAAGTTAAATCCGGTAGGTACACCGCAGAATGCAGGGTCCACAGACTCGTCAAACTGAGTAATCTTCTCGTGAAGTGCCTTCATAACTTGGGTGGTAAAGCTTACAGTGCAGATTTTACCTGCGTAATCGAGTAGCTCGCCTTCCTTGGTACGAATTGGGTCATGCTCAAGAACTAGAACCTGCATAATGCCGCGAGCTTTACCTCTCCAGTAATATAAACCCTTTTCCCTATTCTCCGCTTTAAAGTATGCATCACTTCTGGCGCAAATTGGGCACTCCGCGAATCGCTCATAAGTATGAGGACATAGTATACTATAAGATCGGCCATCAATATCGAGTCGATGGTTAAATCTTTCTACATGCCATATATTGGGGTTGTGGATGTCAAGGTCCGGAAGGATTCTGACTTTGGCCTCACTACCGAGGTCCATATTGAAGAAGGGGAAATAGTCACTGTTACTGTAATCTCTTTTTCCACTTTCTTTATTTTCTTCTAACTCTTTGATTCTGTCCTTAATTGCGGACATATTAACTGATGGAATAGCCATTTTCTTTCTCCATTTTTCGTTTCATTTTTCGTTTCATTTTTCGTTTCATTTTTCGTTTCATTTTTCGTGTCATTACTCTTAAAAGTAAACACTTATTGGCTTATGTTGGGTATTGTACACCCGATAAACTTAAAGTGTCAACTCTTTTTCTAAACAAATAAATCGCTTTTTTCTAGTTCTTCAACTAGACGAATTATGTGCTTACATACACCCGGAACTTCATTAGGGTTAACTGGTGCTCTGTCGGTCTTTTTAACGTATGGTTTAGGTGGCTCGGATGCCAGTGCATTTGCCTTATGGTTGAATGCCGCGAATCTATAGTAAAAATCTAAACAGGAACATGAAACCTTAATGTCACTCCTACCTTTATTTATACGGTTAAAGTGATATTCTTCCCCATCCGTAGCAATAATTGAAGCTGTATTTTGATCTGGATCATTTTTAAAAATAACATTCTCAAATATTGCTCTGGTATTATAAGATGAGTTTGCAGTTCTGGCCTGACCTTCAATCTGAAGCTCATCACTTCCCGGCGCGGGTACAAATACTGTATTAACAATTTTTACCCTGCCCGATCTATCATCCCTACCCGAATCAAAATTGGATCGAGTATTAGATAGTAGGGTATCATAACTAAGCTCTAAAAGTATAATTTTGGTCATGCACTTATTTATATGATAACGGGCATGTAGTCGTCTTCCCCGTCAATAACATGTATCTCATCTTCTGACCAATCATTATCAGTTGAAATGGAAACTGGATATAATTTACGGTGGGCTTCGTCACTGGATTCTGCAAGTTCTTCCAGTACCCTTATAACAATCAATAGGGCTGACACGCAGTCATCAGTCATGCCCGGTCTAGCCTCATAAGCTCTACCCCTTCTTACATAGTTCTTCAACTCTTTAATCATTATCGTGGAGTTTATGCTTATACTATTTGTCTCATGAAGCATTTTGAGTTTAGTTGATAAAGAAAGTTTTATAACATCGGTCGTGTAAAACCCATATTTGTTTTTCCCTTCGTCATGAAACATTTCCGCACGTTCCGGAAAATCTACATCATTTTCCCACAATGCTATCATTCCCTCGCCCACACCATTACGCTCAATAGAAAAGAATATTTCACAATCTGCATTTGTTAGGAATTTTATTAGAGCTTTCAACTTACCATACATTTCAGCAGGTCGAGTATTGTTTGTCCTATATTCACATACCTGAACCAGTGAGGGGAATTCAAACACTTCAATTACACTATAGTCATCGCCCACACCACTGGAGGGATCAACCCCAATTATATATTTCCCCCCAGCTTTAATTTGCGAAAAGAATGGAAAATCTTTAATCCAGAACAAAACATTTTGCCCGGAATCCGTGATCTGTTTCTCCCTATCAATCAATACTTTATTATCCAGAAGGGTGCCTTCTCCTCCGAGAAATTCACATTTATATTCCTGTAACCATGCACGTTCTCCAAGAATATGTATTTTCTCCTTCTTGAATGCTTCACCTCTTCCGGGAGGCATGTCCCATTTAATCCACTTAGCATGAAATTTAATCACTTCGTCATTATCTTCATCCTCAAGTTTATCTTTAATTTCATGTCTTGTAAGCTGATCGGCTTCTGCTTCCAATTCAGATTTTCTCCATAATTCAGCAAACAAATCTGAATCTCCATTTGGAGTAGATGATATAATACAGCCCTCTCCGGCAGTTAATGAGGGATAAATTGATTGCCAGAACCCCTTCTGTACATGGTAAGGGACGAATGCGAACTCATCACAGTAAAGTAAGGATACGGAGAAACCACGACCAGTGTTTTCTGATGTTGCTTGGGCTATAATTTGGCTCTTGTTTTCAAATTTACAATTATGCTTATTCCACGTATTCGGGTCAATGCCGGGTTTAAGCCAATTTGGTAGCTCTTCGTATGCGTTTTGGATACGCTCAATAATCTCCATTGCGTGACCAGAACTTCTGGAAGCAATAAGAACGGTTTTACTCTTTTGAAATATTGAATACCATAAAAGGTATGCGGCAGTGGTTTCAGTCTTACCTGTTTGTCGGGCACTCAGAACAATATTATATTTGTGTTGCTGATAATTACGTATCATCTCTTCCTGATAATCGTAAAGATCAAATAAAATTTGGCCCAAACTAGGGTGTTTGATGTACACGTAGTTCCTACAGAAGTAAACAGGGTCTTCCCTACACTTCATGAATTCGACCATCTGCTCGTGTGTATAAGCAGTTGCCTCATTAGCTTTTTTTAAATTTTTGTTTCCTCTGGCCATAGTAATATTTATGGCCATAAAATCAATTTGTTACAATAGTATTTTAGGGGGATGCTAATTCCACATCGCGTAGCCAATCCTGCTTTGATAATTGATCCTTCATTTTTTCATAAAGTTTCATATCTTTAGTGACATCAAGTGGGAGCCTAGTATAAGTGAAATCATTTTTGCCCTTAGTTGAATTAACCCATAAATTATAAACAAAATTATTGGATTTTAATGCCGAACTTGCACCTATAAGCATTTGATTTGATGATTCGTATAAATTATTGAATGTATCATCTTCCATCACATAAAGGCCAGAATTATCCAAAGTAATAAGTTGATACTTTAAGTCGTCCAATTTGGGCTTTTCATGTTCAGTAAACGGGAGAAGTTTCAATGTACTGCCGTTACTAAAAGTGAAAGTATTATTTTCCTCATTTTTAATGTTAAATGACTTACTAAAGGGGCTAATATTTGAAACATTGGATGCATAAATGATATTGAATATGGTCTCCCTTAGATTATTAATTAATCCCGCATGATGTGTGAAAAATAATACGTCACAATCATCATAGTAATCAGCGATCATTAATGATGAATTTAGTAGAATCGTAGTAATACCAATCCTGCGAGGGCCATGAATTATATGGTTACCCCCGCGCCGAACTTTCTTTAGTTGGGTTAATTGGTAGTCGTATAGGTACATTAGGCCCGATACTTTCCATCAATGATGTGTATCAGAGTTCTGGAGCCATCGGGATAAATTATACAATGTGTATGCATCCAACTACTGGGTCCACTGGCGTAGTCTAAGTCCTTACGGGCACTTAACCCTACCTGATATGCCCCTTCTTCGATACCGGGCGTGTGAGAGTGTCCTATGATGGTTTTAGGACCAATTTTTGAGAAGTTAATAATTGATCCCCTCGCACCATTGGGACCACCATCCCCATGGAATGCTACTTCAATATCCATAATCTGAAAGCTTTCATCTCTCATAAGAAAAACTACATCATCACGGGAAAGTCCGGGTTGACTTTCCGGGTTCTTGCACCACCAAGCAAACGGGTCAAATGATTTGAATCCAGTGGCCGTCATGGTAACTTCTCTTAGTTGGTTGTACTTCATGTAATGGAAGAAGGTGGCATTTTCTGGGTCGCTAACCCCGTTAACATCCTTTCTCTGAAGCCAACGATCAAAAGCTTCATCGTGGTTAGATTTAGATATAACGTCCGTTGTCCCCTCTACTTGAATTTCATCCAGTAGTGTTGCTGCGCACTGAAGACCTTCTTCTACGTTATTCCTACCAAATTTATGCTTACCAACTGAAAGGATATCATCTCCAATTGCATGGTGATTTCTTGGGTAAAAATCTATGATGTCATGGAAAACCCTATATTCAGGCTTCAGAAAGTTACTTAATGAATCAACCGAGTCATATGTCGCATCCCTTACATCTTTATCAAGAAACTCAGCATGCGTATCTCCTGTAATTAAAGCTTTTGCTCTATGACCAGTAGAGTGTGAATTAACCCCATAAAATGAATCTAGATCATAAAACCCTTTAAGTTTATCATTCCAATGTACGTGTCTTAGGTGGTGATGACCGTTACTGTCAATCTCAACCACAAGAGCGGCAAAGCTATGGTGAAACGAGCCCTTATGACCGGCCTTTGAATCGGTATAGTTTCTCTGAGTGATTGCTCCGGTAGTAGTCAGGAGCTTAGGGAGTGACTCGCTTGGTGTAGCAATAGACTTAAGTTGTACTTTAGTGTGTGCGAAAATGGCCGAGCTAGTCCCCGTATATCCCTCAAATCCAGATAAAGGTCTGATCGCAGTTGGCTGAATTTTAATATGTCCCATGTATTCAAGCGACTTACCTAAACGGCGAGAATAATCTTTCATATACTGACGCGCCCTGCTATCCCACCATTCATGGGACTTCTGGTCATCAGTCCAAATAGATGTGGGGTTGCGGTATCTCAATGGTATTAATAGAATCTCTGCATCATTAACTTCAGCATAAGTTTCGATTGCTGCTAAAAATTCTTCATTGACTGGTGTTGCGTTCTGTGCGCAGGATATGATGTAAGTTTTGTTAGGTTCATATTCCGGTATACGTTCAGGAAGATTTGACCCCTCAATTTCCTCAATAACACTTTCAAATTTATCAAGTAATTCAATATCAATATCCGATTCGTCGGTAAGCGGTAAAATGGGGAGTTCTAGGCCAATGGAGTCGGAAATCTTCAACCGCTTACGCATGACAGAATCGGGTATCATTCCGACATATGCAGCAAACTGTTCTCGGCTGAGACCTACACGGTCTGCCGCCTTATATTTTATAATAAATTTGTCTCTCTCACTAAGCTGCTGTAGCCTTAATTTTTCAGAAATTAAATAGTCCATTTGACCCATTTCTCCTATTTTAGGTATACATTATACCATGATTTTTATTGTTATAGCAAATTATTTTTTGTAATATAATCAAAGACTTAGACCCGTTAAGAAATTATCATCCACTTTTTTATCAATTTCACCGACAACATAGCTTGAAATTTCCGATTCCTGAGGAGCCACTTGGCGCTGCTTGCCCGTAATCCATCCTTCGGTCCATGGTAGGGGATTTGCCTGAGGCACGGTGTATGGACATTTAAGATTAATTGAATTCATTCTCTTGCAGCATATCCACTCAACATAATCAGCCAATACTTTCTCAGTGAGTCCGATCATTGAGCCATCTTTAAACAAATACTTGGCCCATTCCTTTTCTTGTTCAACAGCATCAATATACATTTGGATAGCCTCTTCCTTAGTTTCTTCCCTGATCCTTTTAAAGTCGGGGTCTTCCTTTGGAAGTTCTGTCAGCATAAATTGCGTACTCCCTAGATGGACATTCTCGTCACGACAAATAAATTTGATTATCTTTGCGTTACCTTCCATTTTCTTCTGTTCCGCAAATGCCCATGAGCATGCGAATGAAACATAAAACCTTATGCCTTCTAGGATATTTACCGCGAGTAGCGCCAGCCATAGAAGTTTCTTATGTTCGTACTTGGTTCGTTTCTTCCCATAGCCTCGCAGTTCAACCTTTTGGTTGTAATCAATTAATTTGTTATAATGTACGCTAATATCCTTTGCGCAATCTACAATTTCCTTAATATCGTTAATTTCATCGAAAACTATGCTTGGATTAGGATAAACATTTCTGATAAGGTGCGTATATGACCTACTGTGAATTGTTTCAAAAAATGACCACGTTTCAATCCATGTCTCCACTTCAGGCAAGGTTACAATAGGCAGGAATGCCAAGTTAGGTGATCTTCCCTGTACGCTATCCAGCAGAATTTGGCGCTTGAGATTTGATGTAAAAATATGCTGTTCATGTGGGGACAATTCCTGAAAGTCCTTTCTATCTCTCGATATATCGACTTCTTCGGGACGCCAGAAAAATGATAATTGCTTCTCCAGAATCTTTTCTATTCTAGGGTATCTAATATCATCATAACGAGCTAGCGTAACGCCATCATTCCCATCATCAAGGAACATGCTACATTTTGTACTTGGTTTGGAATTTTTAAGATTGTAAACTGATTTCATAATTGGCCTAATAGTGATTTCTAATAATAATTCTGTTGTTTTTAATGTCGGTTATTACGGAAAATGATGCCTCTACTGCGTTGGTGTCATGTTCATATGGTCCCCCGCTAATTATTATAGGATTCTCTGGGGTGCATGGTCCGTTCTCTCTTAAGTCTTCTATACATATGTCGGGGTCTTCAAGACCGCTGCGCTCAACGGTCTCAATTAAGTATTTCCATTTGAGCGGGTGTGAATTCATAAGACGCAACTATCGCACTCTTCTTCTACTTCCACTGATTCAATAGCTTCTTTTACTTCAGGAATGTCAGCCTCATTTTCATCAGTTGCTCCATCATGCGTGTTGTTGTAGTAAAGAGTCTTAAGTCCGTACTTATAACATAAAACCAAGTCTTTAATCAACTCCTGAAGTGGTAGCTTACCTTCCGGAAAGTTTTCCGGATTATAGCTAGTGTTAGTTGATATTGTTTGATCAATCCACTTTTGAATGATTGCCATAATTTTCAAATATCCCTCAGGACTCTTTTGATCCCACAGTAAGTCATATTTATTCCTCAAATGGTAATACTCAGGCACTACCATTTTTAGTACCCCATCCTTTGAGGCTTTCTCAGAAATAAATGCTCTGGGGGGCTCTACTCCGTTAGTAGCATTGCTTAGCTGGGAACTGGATTCGCTCGGCATAAGCGCCATTAGGGTGGCATTACGTATTCCGTACTCTAAAACTTCCTTACGAAGACCATCCCAATCGAGTCGTTCCTTATGGGGCACAATCTCATCAACCGTTTTCTTGCGGGTTTCATAAGGAAAAATTCCTTGCCCGTACTTCGTTTCGTGTGATAACTCACATGCTCCCTTTTCTTTGGCTAGTTGAACCGAAGCCTTAATAAGATAATACGACATGGCTTCCATATATTCATCAACTAATTCAAATGCGCTTTCATCATACTTGACCCCATTCTTAGCCAAGAAGTATGCTAAATTAATTACTCCAACACCCAAGGTCCTAAATTCCTTGGTAGCCAGTTCAGCCTGAATCATTGGGTAATCCTGATATGACAAAAGATTATCTAATGCGCGTACAGCTAGCTCACAAGGTTTTTCAAAATCTTTTGGATTTTTAATATTACCCCAGTTAATGGCGGAAAGTGTGCATAATGCAATCCTTCCATTCTCGTCATCTAACGATTCAAAAGGACGTGTAGGCAAAGTAATTTCCTGACATAGGTTACTCATGGATATGGGATGCTTGTTTTGATCAAATGCTCCATGAGTATTGCAATGGTCGATATGCTGAATATAAATCCTGCCGGTATTAATGCGCTCATCAATTACCTGCTGGAAAAGTTCTATGGCAGGCACTGTGGTTTTGTTAATGCTCCACGCTCTTTCATACTTTTCGTAAAGCTCCTTAAATTTCTCATTATCACCTGAATAGAATGCTTCCTCCAGTCCCGGCACATCATGTGGGGAGAATAAAGTAATATTGCCACCAGAAAGAAGCCTTTCATACATGACTCCATTAAGTTGGACGGAATAGTCCATATGTCTTACTCTGTTCTCTTCTACTCCCTTATTGTTCTTAAGTACAATAAGACTTTCTATTTCCTGATGCCATAGAGGATAGTGTACGGTAGCTGCGCCGCCACGAACTCCACCTTGACTGCAACTTTTTAATGCTGCTTGAAAATATTTAAGGAACGGAATCATACCAGTATGTTTAATTTCTCCACCCCTAATTTCTGACCCTATTCCTCTAATTCGCCCAACGTTAAGACCAATGCCTGCCTTCTTGGATACGTAATTTACAATAGCTGATGAAGTTGCATTGATGCTATCAAGACTATCCCCGCAGTCAATAAGCACACAGGAGCTAAACTGTTTTGTCGGAGTCCTTACACCAGCCAAAATTGGAGTAGGTATTGAAATATCAAATGTACTGAGTGCATCATAATAGTCCTTTACGTACTTCATACGAGTTTCTCTGGGATGGGAGTTAAACAGAGTAGCCGCTACTAACATATATGTTACCTGCGGGGTTTCATAGTACTCTTTTGTTACCCTATTCTGGCAAAGATATTTGCCTGTAAACTGCCCCATACCAGCATATGAAATATCATAATCTCTCTCATGCTTGATGTACTTATTAAGTCTCTCCCATTCTTCACGGGAATACCAATCAAGTAGTCCTTTGGTATAATGACCGGAGGCTACATTCTTATCTACTAATTTCTTGAGGTGCCATGGCTCAAACTGTCCATACACTTCTTTTCTTAGGTTAAAATTAACTAGACGAGTAGCTACATATTGATAATTTGGAGTATCTTCGGATATAAGATCAGCGGCAGTTTTTGTTAAGGTGTCATGAATTTCTCTAGTCTTCATGCCCTCAAAAAACTGCAATTGGCTTTTAAGCTCAATTTCAGAAACACTTACTCCCTTTATACCTTCTGTGGCCCAAGTTAGTACTTTATGTATTTTTTCAAGGTTAAGGGATTCCTGAGTCCCATCTCTCTTCTCAATCATGGTAGCTCCTAAGCTGGTTCGTTATTTATTGTCTGACTCTTCGCACTCACCATCTATAATGGATGGGTCATCGTCCGAAGATTCTTTCTTTGCTGCATTCTCGAAAAATTCCAATAACTCGGTCTGAGAGCCGATAAATGTATTATTATTAGTTACGCCGCCGGAAGACCCTGACTTTTTATCCAGAGCCCTGTCTTTTTGATCCAGTGTGTCTTTGTGTTTTTTGTGTGATGCGCGCTCTTTGAGAGCGCCTAATGATACATTTAATAATTGTCCGCTAACTTCGGCTAGCCTTGCTCTTTTTGAAGGATCGGAATCTTCCATCTCTTCAGCGATTGCTTCATACATCTCTAGTGCAGTATCTTGTATTGCCCGCAAATCATCATCTAGCTCTTCGTCCTTATCGTCATAAAGCTCACTATCAACCTTTTCACTGACAACTTTCTTTTTGGTAATTTCGGTCGAGCCCGATGGTACATCTAATACATCCTCAAATGAGTGCGATGTGTTCTCGGTAACTTCTTCTATCTTACGGCGGGTCATATCGCTATTTAGCAGTTTTAGTAGATTCTATGACATTAATTTTAAGGTTTGCTTCTACCGTTAAATCGGGCTTCACACCATATTGATGCTCATGCCATGTGCTGTAATCGAATGCCGATTTTAGCGCAGTTTTCAAGTAAGATTCATATTCGCTCACATGTTCTTTATTATTAAGCATTTTTCTTGCCCCCCTTATCCTTACTGGAACTTGGCTCGGGCTCTTCCTCTTCATTTTTAGAGGTAACCTGCTTCTGTAAGTATTCCATAATTTGTTGCTGTAATTGTAGATAAGTATGGTTTCTTGCCATATTAAGCATTGATAACTTATAACTAAATTCTTCCTGAATGTTATTAAGCTCTTCATTACTATCTTCCATATCTTGTGCTAGTCGGTCAAAAAAATCTACCAATACTCTAATTTCTCGCGGCAAATCTTCAACATTGACTTTGGTCCCATCTACTTCAAAAATTTTAGTTTTCTCGGCCATTTCAATAATCTCCATCTAAATCGTTCATTAAGTTTAAAAGTTCGTCTGATTCAGCCTCGGGCTTATCTTCCTTCGGTTCATCAATTTCTTCTTCTTTCGTCCCGTCATATTCCAGAACCTCGGTATTTTCAGCTTCTTCCATTTGTTCCAATCCCGGAAGCTGTAGGGTTCTATCTAAGTCTTTGCGTCTACTGGTTAAATCAAATAATCCACCGTTACTAGAATCCGTCGCATCAGTAATTCTAAGGTTGTTGGAGTCAAAATATAACTCTGCCCATTTACCCACCCCGTCAGAACTTCGGGTCTTGAGGAAGGTGGCTTTCATCTCACCCCTTAAACGCATTTCCTCATCCATATACAATGATATTACATTATCAACTGTTTGTATTTTTGTCAACCCTCCCGCAATAACGCTTTGGTTCGGGGATGGGTTACCGATGGCTTCCCTATTCTGTTGGGAAGCTGAAGCACAAATTACATCGTAATCGAATGCTAACTCGGCCAATTGTTCAGACTTATATTTATCCTGTTCCGATATTGACAATCTCCCCACGCCCTGATTAGGTGTCATCTTATCTAGATAATCAACTAGTAGAACATCCGGCTTCCTGCCCAACTCAAGTTCATAGTGGGTTAAAAATGCTCTGATATCATTTGTTGTGGCGTCACCATTTATTCTTTGAATAACCAATGAACCGTTTGTTTGTTTTTTAACCTTCTCAACGACGGAACTTACTTCGAGCTTAGTTTCCGCCAGATTCTTAATGTTATATCCAGATACAATGGATGAAGTTCTAGTGAAAACCATTTCCTTGGGAAGTTCAAGTGAAAGTAATACAACATGGTAGCCCCTAACTGAATAGTTATGTGCTAGGTTATTCAACATAATTGACTTGCCCGCACCGGAATTTGCAGTAAAAATACTGACCTGCTTTCTGGCGAAGCCCCCATTTAATTTATCATCAAGTCCTTTGATACCGGTTGATATGGTTTGTTGCTGCGATAATGCTTCCTCCAATCGCGCCAGAAAGTCGTCATGGTAAAAACTCCACCCCAAATCACGCTTCAGGGCCACTGAGACGGCATCCTGCATCCTATCGACTATCTCACCTATGTTACCCTGCTCTAAGTCCACGAGAGACTCCTTCATGGCTATAGCAACAGCATTTTCCCGGCAATATCTTTCAATCTCGTCGCATGCATAATTAACCTGATCGGTAGTCACTTCTTTAGCCACTAGATCAATGTCAGGATATTCTGAGTTTAGAGTTTCTATCTTGGGAGGTTTGTTATATTTTTCAAAATACGTCAGGGAAAAGGCAACAGCATTGCGCATATCACCATTAAAATATTCTGGTTTTATTATTCCTACGCAACTTGAAAATACATCTCCAGAAGATAATAGAATCTCCAGCAGATGATTCTGCTTAGTAATTTCCATGCATTATTCCTTTAATTTGGGGGTATCTTACCGGGACATATTTTGTTTGTCAAGAACCATCACCGTGAAATTCTTCATCAATCTCATCTGGTCTGGTCACAGTTGACTGTTCAGGGTCTTCGAAATCCTGTAGTCTAGGTCTTATAACTGACGCATAAGCTCGCCTATCCGTTTCCAAATAAACCCAATTGCCCTTATCTGCCGAATATCTATATAGACGGGGAGGGATTCCCTGACGGATTTTAGTATATGTTAATCTGTGCCAATCACCATCCTTTGGAGATGATGGGAATTCGTCTGATTGGGTAAACGGCTCACCGTTGGGTGGCATGCCATCCTGACTATACACATTTCTAGCTCTGTCCTGCTTGGACAGATCAGCTTTGGTTCCCTCGGGTAACTCTTCTTGCCACTCGTATAGCTCATCAGAAAACTTCTGAACATTGGCCGCATCTTCGCCCCTTACAGGAACTTCAGTATTAGATTCTGCCCTGATTGTATGGTCAACGTCAGCTATATCCTGATACTTCTTATTATTCTGTCCATCACCAGTATTTGCCAAGCCATTCTCGTCATATTTCTCAGTCATATCCCCGAATATATCTTGGGTTTCAGGGGAAGCTAATGCGGGGGAAGCTATTACTCGTAATAGTAATGGGGTCCATTGTGGCGTATAACCATTGGGACTCCATGATACATCGGTAATCTCCAAGTATTTTAGAACCGGAGTCAATGAAGCACTGTACTGTGTCTCACTTGGTAGTTGTATTATATCACCAATAACAAGAGGTCTACCTAGCAACTGCACAATCTGTGACCAGCTAACTTCAATAATATATTGTTCGCCACTAAATCCTGCCGATTGACCAAACTTAGCAAAAAATGACTGACTATCAAATGGGCTATAGCTACCCTTTATTTTAATGGGTGTGGTGGAATAATCTAAATCACGATTTTCCATGTATATCTTGTCTTGAATATTATCAATATTTGTCTTTTCGTATTCAATTAACTGAAGTGCCTGAACTGACCAATAGTCCTCGGCTCCACCATTAAATTCAATTGGCCTAATTCTCCAATACCTAGAAGGTACAGATTTATTGAAATTCAATGTTACCATTCCATCACAGTCTTGCACGTCAGCTATACCTACGCCGAACCATCTATCGCCATCATGTGAGCGTTCCAATCTAATCTTCGTTACGCGATTTATAGAATCACAACCTTGCTTAATTTTTACTGTAGTTATGTTATGCTTTACGAATGTTTCAATGCCATATCTTAAGCGTTCGTTATCTAGTTTGATTTCACCAAAATCATAACCTATAAAGGATTTACCTACTATTGCATTGCCAAGCTGTAAAGACCTCCATTCAGTTTTAAATAAATCAAATGCATTTCTTGCTGGGAAGTTAGGATGAGAGCCTCCCGATATGCTGACCCCATCACCGGTTAAATCTACTAGCTTACCTTGCTCATGCACCCCTAATAATTTGTAGACATTAATATCAGCACCAGCAATGTTTATTTGTTCATTGACATAAGAGTCCTGAAGGCACGAGTCTTGAGAGTTTTCAGTTAATGACCAAGGGCTCCTATAATTATCAATGGGGCATAGTAGCCCATCCCTTACCTCAACGCATATTCCGTCAAAGCAGGGGTTTTTGTCGCCATCACCATTTTCCGGAGGGCAATCCTCAAAAGACTGAGTTTCAACTATACAAGTTTCTTTAGTCATCTTATCCCATTATGAAGTGAGCGCCGATACCGGCCTGTTCTAGATTTTGCATAGCTGGATCATGTAATTCATCCATAAGCTCAGCCTTTTCGGTTTCCGCCTGAGTTATAAGCTCTTGAGAGTTTAATGTGGTACTTCCATTAGGTCCCGGAAGTGTTTGGAATTTTCCTCTAATCTGTGAAAGCATTTGCTTAGATTCTGCCGTGGCCCAGCGCTTTATCCAATTTCTAGTATCTCTATTCGTCAATAGATACTGCTCGGGTTTCTCAACATATGCGTCAACTAGAACCCGCTCAAATGAATACACTGAATGATATAACTGTAACTCCCTTCGTTCCTCTATGAAGTTGTAAGTAAGGTGATCAGCAAAAAGCATTTGCATATCCTCAATGTAGGATGATACTAGATGGTAACTTAATGTGTCGAATGTCCCTGTCTTATATAGATGCAGTAATGCGGCGTAACCAAATACGTCATAACCCCCGGCACCAGAAGTTCCATTTAAGAAACCAGACCTGAGTCTCCATAAATTGTTAATGGTTACAATCTTATTGAATCCTACGCAACGATTAGTTAATAAATATTTTTGCTGATTGGGTTTTAGGTCCAAGAAGAACATCTCCCTATCGTACCCATAACCCGAATATTTACGAATATTGAGTAGTGCCGAATTAATGGCTTCATCGATCTGATCATTAGTTAATTCTACTCTCTGAGATGGGTCACCCAATCTCTGCCTTATGAGAGTATGCATCTCTCTTCTTTCGTCGGGACTGCCGTCATCACCAACACCAAGCTGGTTCCATGTTTGGCCCTTCTCTAGTCGGGAGTTTCCCGGTACCGGGTCAAAATACATTACAGTAGTGTCTAACTGGGTGAATAGATTACCAGCTTCAACAATTACTTCAATGTATTGGTCACAGCCTCTTGCGTAAGTGAAAAAGCATAGCCTGTTCTTATGATCTGGTTTATTGGGCGCGATTAATTCTACTCCAGCAATGGCATTTGTCTCTACCCATGTAGTGCCGTCCCAAACATAAAGCTTTTCATCTACATCATTTAAGAATATTTCTCCTAGTTCGGGATAAACGAGTGAATCCTTAAGAACTTGGTTCTCCCAACCAGCACCATTCCACTTCTTGAGGATGTCTTCAGTTTCATCATACCAATATGTTCCTTCCGGCACTACATAAGGATCAGTTGGTGAATTTATTGGATCAACCAAAGTCCAGCTACCCACTCCATCGGATATTCTAATCTCCCCATCAGAGTTAATCCATGCAATATCCGCCCCTAGCTTTGTAGGGTCAGTAGGATACGTTATATATTCCGCATCTTTAAATGTGCAATCGGACGCAGTTAAGACTGTTAGTTTTCCAGTATCGGGGTTAATCCAAGTAGCACCCTCTGGTAATTCAGGTGGTGCTGAAGGATCGATTGTGCCTTGTGTAAATGAATTAACAAGTACCCACGAGGAGTTTAATTTATCCCAAGTGTAAAGATCATCAATTGATATTGATGAATTCCACCACAGATCACAGCTTTCCCTGTTTGTTGGGTCTTTGGGGGACAATGTAAAATCAATTTCAATCCATGCAGTGTTACTCGTATTCCTTTTGAAAAATTCTTGCTGCGAAGGTACATACCAATACATTGCAGCAACTGGTGTCGTGGGGAAATTTCCATTAGCATCGGGCTCTTCGTAAGATATTACAGACAGTGTACCCCACTCACTACCTACCTCCCTAATGAACATTGTCTCGTTAGTCTGATCGTACCAGAAATCTCCCGGAGCTAGTGTGTCGGGGTCTTGGTTAGAATAGATTACATCTACTTCTTTCCAGCCATCGATATCAGTATCCCATCCTAGTGTCACACCAGTTTCATCATTATACCAATAATCATCACATGTAAGTATCGGAGGCAATAGTGGGTTTCTGGTTTGTATGTAAGTTGGTAGTTCGCACCAGTGTGAGTTTTCCCATTTCCATGCTATCGTTCCGTCAAACCATATCGCGCCACATTCCGGGTTTACGGGATCGTAAGATAATTTAATAAGGGTAAGCTGATTCCATCCGCCAGATTCATATTCGTATACATTTTCACCATCGAACCAGTAAGTACCAATTACCGGTATTGTAGGATCATTCTCATCAACAATTACTGGCAACTCAACGTATTTGTCAAAGTCCCATCCATATAATTTCTTAGCTTCCGGGTCATAATAGAAGCAAGTTTCGAGATTAAGATTTTTTCTCGGTGCATCGGTAATTCTTACAAATTCCTGATTAATGGCTTTAACTAAATCGGGGTAAGTCGGAGCATCATGGCCCTCAATGGTTAGTTCATACTCTTCGCCATTTATTTTTACTTTGAAGTTATAGTCTACGCCGGATTCCAGTCCAGTTGGCGTTCCGTTGTTAATTATATCGATATCTAACCCGATATCGTGCATTGCCCTACTATCAAGAGCATCATTAGCCTCTTCCGATCCTGTAGGCAGTGAGTAGGCGTGAACCCCCTCTCGATGGTATCTAGCCACATCATCTACCGCATACGCGGACACGTAATAAGGTGTTCTATCCGTTACATCCTGTACAATAAGGCTGTTTGTAGTTTTATCATGGTAAAATGCACCAACAACCCTAGACCCATCAATTTTACTACCTGCGTGACTATCAGGGTTAAATGTGGGGTCTGCCTCGTAATATTTCCCATTTTCAGGAGATGATTCAATGTAGTTCGCGGGTTTATCGGAAACAGTTATGATGATGCCATCATATGATTGATCTTCGGCTGAACAGCCTGCTACTGGTGCGGGTATATTCCATTTAATAGTACCAGTTCCATCACCATTGCGCACAAAGGCAACATTAATTTGCTGGCCTTCTGATTTTATCTGCTTTGGTGTATCACCAAACCCGTCATAAAGTCCCATAATATAATTCTCCAACTTATGGATGTATTTATAGGTTTTTCGGGCTTTCTTAAACTTCTATGATACTGCCACGGTATTCGATACCCCTGAACTCGCCCAAGGTTTCATCGACCAATTTATCTATATCACCAATCATGCTAATTATGAGAAGATTCATTATCAATAGGAATGTGTTTGTTCGAGACATGTTATCGCCATAAAAATCAGCATTTGCTATTTGTGTAATGAATTCGGTAAGTAAGTCCCTATAAGTCACAAGCCATTTTATATACCTATTAATTATCAACTTAGGTACTCCCCAATCTTCGGCCTTATCCTCATAAGAGGTCATAATACTGTTTAGCTCACTTCTGACTAAAACTTCCCATTCATTCGATGAAAGTTCATTAATATTTGGAGTCTTGGATATATTTTTACATCCATAATAAAAGGATTCCACGCTAAAATATAGCAAATCTCTGTATAACTGTTCCATGACCGGATCAGCATTTTTCATTACAAGGGTGGGTATGTCGAACCTTAACTTGAATTTGGCGTTAGTAAAGAAAAGGTGTTCACTAAGGTTGTTTTCTGAATTTTCTTCCTTAATATCATCTTTAATTTTTTTTCTGAATAAGGACATAACAAATTCAGTTGTATATTTAAGAGATAAAGGTAAAGCTAGCATTCCTACTATAAAAACTACAATTCCCCAAATACCATATTTATTTAGGATTTCCCCTATCAACCCTTCGCCCACAATAATATCTCCTTAACAACAATATTTATCTAAATAGCCACTCTTGTCTATAAAATAACAATATTGGCTAAATTTCTTCCGTGTTGCTGAGTGCCCAGCTAAAAATCTTATTACTGCCCCAGACGGGGAAAAGGGTCTTGTCTTTTTCGACAATTTTTATATAGCGGACAGTGGGCTTATCGGGGCTATCATATTCCCATAAAATTTCTATTACATCATCGGGCTTGAGGGAAATATAATTCTTATTAGTACAATCCACAGTTTCATACAATGGTATTTTGCAATACTTGCTTAGCCTGTACTTCATCTTTACCTTAGGCGACGAATCCACCGCTTCAAGTAATCTAATTTTCGAATTGTAATACTGCTTAAAATCCATAATTAATATCCCACATATCCAATTTTCAATTGATATACCTTTTCCGGATCGAGTAAGTCTAAAAACTTAGCTACGGTTCTCCTGCTATTTAATACTGCCTTATAGCCCTTAATATATCCTAATCTATCCCCTAGACCTACACAGCCCTCTAAGTCGCTAGACCTATTGGCCGGGTGTATTAAAATTAGATTACGTTCGGCTATACCATCAGGATATTTGGACACTGTACCACCATAAATTATAGCGGAATCTCCAAACTTGGGAGATTTGTGACGTTCCAAAAAATAGTCCCCTTCAGGAATGCAGCTAATACGGCGTTTGTTATCTGCCCACATAGGCTCAACAGTATAACATCCAAAATCACCAAAGGTCAATATACCAAATGTACCCTCTTCCGGCTTCCCGTAATCAACTCGTCTATCAATGTAAATCATCCCCAATATTTATCTGATTAGAATTTACTGAGGAGAAATTGAGATTTAATCGTTGGTTAAATCATAACGAAGTGTTCCACAGTCCCAGATTCTATCATACCCCATATTTAACATATTCTGGTATTCAGTAAGACTGCTATCATACTTATCCGGAAACCGCTCCCTAAGTGCGTCCTTTCTAAATGCCCACCTATGCTTTCTTTTCCCATCGACTATGTAATGATAGTTCATAGGATTAACTTTAGTTAATTTGAAACCCAAAACATCATACAAGTTGCCATCGGACCATCTTCTGTCGGCGTAAGAAAAAATACTTACCCATTCAAAATTTAATTTGAAATACTTCAAAATTTTTGAAGCACCCCCCACGACATGAAATCCCGAAAGAGTTGCAAATCGTGCAAGCTCATAAGTACCTACAGGTTTATCTTTTTTGTTCATTAAAATTCTTGGCTTAGAAAATGTCATAACCGCCATCAGTTGATGATCACGATAAAGTCCTAAATTTATTTGGCTTACACAGTCTCCCTGAACGTGATTATCTTTTAGGAAGGCGGATTTAACCTTTCTATCAATCTCGATAATTTTACATTTTCGTGCATAAATTTTTTTACTTTTTGAGTTCTGAATATAATGAGATATTTTTTCCTTTATCATTTTTTTATTTTGAAGCCATTCATCTTCAAATATCACTAAAACTTTAATGTTCAATGATTCAAAATAATTTTTAAGATCAAGTAGATATCTCTTTGACCCTAAAATTTGCTCTCTATTCATTTCAAGGGGGGCATAGTAGATACCAAAATCCCGTGCTTCAGAATAAAGTGTTAACATAA